AAAGGTACTAAAGGTACTTCACAACTTGCTACAACTAAACCAACAACTGGTGGACTACAAGGTATTAACACACCTCAAGGTGTAAACGTATCTGGTGGCGGTGGTCAAGGTGGTGGAGGCACAACTAAACCATGAAGAAAGCACGGCAAAGATACAACGAGTTATCGTCAGCCCGTGAACAATTCCTAGAATCAGCATACGAGTGTGCGGAACTAACCATTCCCACACTGATTATGCGTAATGAGAATACCAACTATCAATCATTTGTCACACCCTGGCAGAGCGTTGGAGCTAAAGGAGTAGTCACTCTGAGTTCTAAACTAATGCTTGGGCTCTTACCTCCTAGCACGACATTCTTTAAGTTACAACTCGATGACTCTAAGCTTGGTGTAGAAATACCACCAGAGATGAAGAGTGAGCTTGACTTGTCGTTTGCTAAGATAGAACGAATGATAATGGAAAGCATAGCTGCCTCTACAGATAGAGTACAGATCTTTGCTGCCCTTAAACATTTAGTTGTAACAGGTAACGCTCTACTATTTATGGGTAAGGATGGTATGAAAGTCTATCCACTCAATAGGTATTGTGTTGAACGTGACGGTAACGGAGAGGTGATGGAGATTGTCACTAAGGAAAGAGTTAGTAAGAAACTACTAGACCTTCCAGAAATTGACAAGCAACCTAACACACCTAACGATGATGACCAAGGTGACTACAATGGTAGTAAAGATGTAGATGTATATACATGTGTGAAGAGAGACGAGAAAGGATGGTACTGGTATCAAGAAGCTAACGATATGATGTTACCAGATAGTCAAGGTAAGGCTCCATTGGATAAAACTCCTTGGCTACCACTACGTTTTGTCACCGTTGACGGAGAAGATTATGGTCGTTCTAGAGTAGAAGAGTTCCTTGGGGACTTGAAATCTTTAGAGGCATTGATGCAAGCTCTTGTTGAAGGTAGTGCAGCAGCAGCTAAAGTTGTATTTACTGTATCACCCTCAGCTACAACCAAGCCAGCATCGCTAGCCAACGCAGGTAACGGTGCAATTATACAAGGTAGACCAGATGATATTGGAGTAGTTCAGGTAGGTAAAACTGCTGACTTCCAAACAGCATTTCAACTGGTAAACACCTTAGAGAAGAGATTAGCTGAAGCCTTCCTAGTGCTGTCTGTAAGGCAGTCAGAGAGGACTACAGCGGAAGAGGTTAGAATGACACAGATGGAACTAGAGAGACAGCTTGGAGGACTCTTCAGCTTGCTCACAACAGAGTTCCTCATACCCTACCTCAACCGTAAGATGCACACTCTTACTAAATCTAAAAAGATACCTAGTGTCCCATCTAATTTAGTCAAGCCTACCATAGTTGCAGGTATAAATGCACTAGGTAGAGGACAAGATAGAGAGTCATTAGTACAATTTATAACAACCATAGCACAGACTATGGGGCCAGAGGCTTTAGCTCAGTACCTCAATCCTGACGAAGCTATCAAGCGTCTTGCAGCTGCACAAGGTATTGATATACTTAACCTTGTTAAGAGTATGGAAGAACGTAATGCAGAGCAACAACAAGCTATGCAAGCACAGCAAATGCAGTCCTTGACTGACCAAGCTGGACAACTTGCTGGAACTCCTTTAATGGATCCACAGAAAAACCCAGAGGTAGTTGAAGCAATCAACGGTATGGCTTCTGGTGCAGTACCACAACAACAGTAACATGGCAGAAACAATCCGCTACGACACGTCAGATGATCCTGTAGTAGCAAACGAAATAGCAGAAAAAGAAGCTGAGTCTCTAAAGATCGGTGAAGAACTTATGGCAAAGCAAGAGAACATGCTTGCTGGTAAATATAAAAGTGCCGAAGAATTAGAGACAGCATACCTTGAACTGCAAAAGAAACTAGGGGAAACCCCCGCAAGTACAGCTGAGGATACAGCAGAAGAACCAGCACAAGAATATGAATTTTATTCTGAAGATGGGTCTGTTAATTATGATACAGCTAACGAAGTGTATGGTGAACAACTAGGTAATGTGTTTAAGAATAACGACATAGATCCGTTTGCAATGAATAAACACTTTGAAGAAAACAACGGTACTTTGTCTGACGAGATGATTGACAAACTTGGTGCTGCTGGTTTAAACAAAGAATTAGTTGAATCATACCTTAAAGGTGTACGTGACGAACTAGGTTTTCAACCTCCACAACCTACGCTAAGTGATGCAGAGGTTAGTGAGATTAAAGGTATAGCTAACGGTGAAGAAGGTTATCAATCTCTTATGGAGTGGGCTGCTAATAATCTAAGTAAAGAAGACACAAAAAACTATGATGATGTGTTGGCTACGGGTAATAAAACAGCTATTAAATTTGCAGTGAAAGCACTTATGGGACAATACGAAGATGCTAATGGGCGTGATTCTAAGATCGTAACAGGTAAAGAATCCCCACAAGAATCCTACAGAAGTATGGCAGAGGTCGTACGGGATATGAACAAACCAGAATATACACAAGATCAAGCGTTCAGAGATGACGTGCTTAGAAAATTATCTACATCAAACTTAAAAGTATAGGAGATTATTATGCCTGGACATTACGGAAAAGGAATGAAAAAGACTGGTGGCACTAAGAAAAAAGGTATGAGCAAGGGTATGTCAAAACTACCTAAGTCTGTACAAAAGAAAATTATGAAGAAGTAATGGCAAAGAAGTGTCCTTGTAAACATGGCAAGAAAAAAAAGCGTAAGTCTAAGTATAGGTAGAGGCGAGAAGTCCCGCAAGGGTGGTCTCACTGCTAAAGGCAGAGCTAAATATAATCGTGCAACTGGCTCGAACCTCAAGGCTCCACAGCCTGGGGGTGGTGCACGTAAGCGTTCCTTCTGTGCTCGCATGAAAGGAAACAAAGGGCCAATGAGAAAGAACGGTAAGCCAACCCGTAAAGCTTTGGCACTACGTAGATGGAAATGCTAATGGCAAACAAAAATAAAAAGAATATTGTACAAAAAATATTCACACTTCCCTACGATACTCTTGATGTTTATAAAAAAATCAAGAAGCGTAGAAAAGATGAAGTAAACAGTGTGAACCAAGCTGGAGTCGAACACTACTAATGGCTAAACGAGGATTGTATGCAAACATACACGCCAAGAGAAAGCGTATCAAAGCTGGCTCTGGTGAGAAGATGAGAAAAGTTGGGAGCAAGGGAGCTCCTACGGCTGCCAATTTTAAACGGTCAGCAAAAACCGCAAAACCTTACAAAAAGAAAAAATGACACATCACAACCACACACACTGGGAAAACGCTGAGAGACTAAATGGCTGGTTAGCTATGATAGGCTTCGTTGCTGCTGTTGGAGCGTATGCTACCACAGGTCAGATAATTCCTGGAATTTTATAAGTCAGTGAAAAACGGTATCAACGTTTATAAAAACATAGTAGAACCTAAGTTTTGTAATACACTAATTGATATTTTTAAACAAAACCGCAACAGTTCCATAGCACTAGACGAGGATTATGGTGAGGGAACAAATGTAAAATGTCGTGGTTTAATGACTACAACTTTTAAATCTATAGATGAAAAACTGTTTGACATTATCCGTGATATTTTAAAAAGAGCACAAGTAGATAATCCACACCTGCAATGTAGCGGTGACAGCGGTTATCAACTACGTGAAATATATGGAGCAACTAGACTTCATATAGATAGTGTGCTTGATTTTAACGACCCAACCAAAGCTAGAACTGTGGCATTAATTATTGCTTTAAATAGCGATTATGATGGAGGCGAGTTTAATTTTCCGTTTCAAAATTTTAAAACAAAACTTAAACAAGGGGAGGTTATTGTCTTCCCAGCTGCTCATACACATCCACACGAGGTATCTAGTCCTGAAAATGGAACACTCAGATACACAATAAACACATGGTTATTTGCTTAACCTAGACGCTATGAATTTTACCAGAGAAGATATTATTACTATTGACAATTTTCTTGAGTTAGAGGATTTTAACAAAACTCTAGATTTCTTAGCTAGACCTAAATGGGAATGGGGACATGGATCTAATCCAAATAACCCAGAGTATTCGACACCATTTTGGAAAATGGAATTGACAGAAGAGCAATTTTTTCATGATTACATTTTTAATCTTATAAAGAAAACAACTAATGAAGAATATTTTTTGACTCGTTGTTATGCAAATGGTCATACGTATGGTTCATGTGGAAGTTTTCATACAGATTGGGATGACGATTCTGGAAGGACAGCTCTTCTATATGCTAACGATTCTTGGATGCAAGAATGGGGTGGTAAAACTGTATTTCTTGTAAACGGTCAGTGTCACTACATCGAATGTATACCTAATACACTTGTAATATTCCCAGCAATTATTCCTCATAGAGCAGAAGGAACATCAAGATTCTTTAATGGTCTACGCAAAACAATAGCATGGAAGCTCACGTCCGTTCATCCTACTTAGGACGCATGACGACCAAAGCATGGAACGGGGCTTTGGTATATGGAGATTACCATGACAGTAACTTACGTATATCGTGGCGTTGCTTACACCAAAACTGTGAAGTAACAAAATCAGAAGGGGAGCACCTCAGAGTCGGACTCCTCTTCCCTTGGTAAAAGCCTCTACGGAGACACCTTTTGCCGTCATGACGGTGGGATAGACCACGAATCAGTTTGAGTCTTAGCTGATACAATTAAGATTCCTATAATTCTAGATCTAGAGACGATACATATAACCTTAAAAAATAATGGCACAACAGTCAACAAACAACCCTGCCTCACAAACCTTTCTGGGTAGGATAAATACAGCGACAAACGCTACAAATAACAGAGACCTTTATTTAAAGTTGTTCTCAGGTGAGATGTTTACTGGCTTCCAAAG